GTCGGTTGGTCAGGCACCTGTAACAACTCTTGATCAAACCAACCCAGACGTTGCGATTGCATATGATACTTTAATCCAGGTATCTCAAGAGGTTCAATCAGAAGGCTGGACATTCAATAAAGAATATAATTATCCATTTACACCCGATAATGATAATCATATTATATATCCTCCTAATGTTTTACAGATGGATTTAGCAGAAGATGAAATAAGAAATGTAACGAACTCAACAAAAAGAATGGATGTAATTCGTAGGTCTGGTAAGTATACCAGGATACCTACAGAAGTTACTGTCTTAAATAATGGTACTGGAGGTGGTACTAACGGTACACTATATAATTTAGCTACTACAACTAATGGTTCAGGTACAGGATTCAAAGCTAACCTTACAATAGAAAGTAATGTAGTAACAGCTATTACAGTTGCTGCAGGAGGATCAAGTTATCTCATTGGAGATAATGTAACTATAGCAGCATCTGATTCAGGTACAACTGCTGATGTTGTAGGTACCATATCAGAAGCAACACCTGAGAAAGGTATGCTATATGATAGACAGAATCATACATTTGAATTTACAAATCCTGAGTATAAATTTAATGTAGTATGGTATTTTGATTGGACAGATCTCCCGATACCTATGAAAGATTATATAACTGCTAGAGCTGCAGCTATTACTGCAAGTAGAGTTGTAGGAGATAACGCTTTATACCAACAATTAAAAACTAAAGAGATTGAATGTAGAACTCTAGCTTTAGAATATGAATGTAATCAGGGCCAATTCACTTACTTTGGACATCCCAAAGGTGGTAATTATTACAACAGCTACAAACCTTATCAAGCTTTACAAAGATAATGCCAAATGTCACACAAACAATTCCAAACTATTTAGGTGGTGTATCTAAACAACCTGATACTAAAAAGCTACCTGGGCAATTAGTAGAGTGTATTAATGGTTACCCTGATCCTACCTTTGGTCTTACTAAACGACCTGGTTTTAAATTTATTAAAGGTTTAGGTAATGAAAATACTTTAACCAATGCTAAATGGTTTTACATCCATAGAGATGGAGATGAGAAATACATAGGTTATATCAAAGGTACAACTATAGGTATCTGGAATGTAACTACAGGAGTAGCTGCTACAGTTACAAATAGCGGTACTGGTTATCTAACAGGCAGTACAGCTAATGATTATGATGTCTTAACTGTACAAGATACTACTGTTATTACAAACAAAACAGTTGCGATTACAGCACAAGCAGCTCCAACCTTTAACGCTAATAGAGTTGGTAGTGCTAGGATAAAAGCTATCACACCTAATACAACATACACTGTTACTATTACTAAAGGTGGTACAACTCATACTGCTACTGTTACTACACCAGACTCACCAAAAGTTGATGTTGTTTTAACAGCATTAAGAACAGCTTCAGTTTCTGATTCACATACCTATGCACATACAAATGCAGCTAGTGGTTTAGCTGGTATATCAGGTATAACTGTAACTCAATTAGATACTAGTTTAGAATTTTCAGGTGATGCTACCTTTACTATAACAGGAAAAGGTGGACCAGATAATGAGCGTTTAGAAACATATCAGAATCAAGTCTCAGTTGTCTCAAAACTACCTACTAGATCTTTACATCATAGAGTAGTTAAAATATTAAATACAGATAGTGCTGATGATACATATTACTCTCGGTTTATAGCTGATGATGGTGTATCAGGTGAAGGTTATTGGGAAGAATACATAGCACCTGATGTGTCTCCTGGTCTTACAGCTGCGACTATGCCCCATAAGCTAGTCAATACAGGGACTAATGCGTTTACATTTGCACCAATTACTTGGACAGATAGGTTAGTAGGAGATGATACAACTAACTCTCACCCTAGTTTTGTAGGTAAAAAGATACAACAAGCCTTCTTTGCAAGTAATAGATTAGGGTTTTTAACACAAGATAACGTATCACTAAGTCAATCAGGGGAGTTCTATAACTTCTATCACGCCTCAGCGATGACTCAGATCGCCTCTGACCCTGTTGATTTAAGTTGTTCGAGTATTAGGCCAACTTTACTTACAGGCGTTCTACCAACCGCACAGGGGCTGATCCTGTTCAGTAAGAATCAGCAGTTCTTGATGTATGCACCTAATGGTATCTTCACTCCAACTGCTACAATCATACGTGGTATCTCTAACTATGAAATGGATATCAATATTGATCCAGTAGATAATGGAACTGATATCATATTCCTAAGTAAGACACCAGGTTATACTCGTATATTTAATATGAGAACTAAGGGTCAAGAGATGAACCCTACAGTTTTAGATATAGGTAGAGTAGTATCTGAATATGTACCTGATACAATTACAGATTTATTAGCTAGTCCACAGAACTCTTTCTTAGCTATGTGGGGTACGACTATATCTGATGTATACTTCTATAGAACTTATAGTGACGGTCAACGTGACCTGATGCAATCATGGTTTAAGTGGCAACTACCTGGATTAGTACAAACATTAGCAGTCGATTCTGACGTGCTATACGCTGTTACTATGCAAGGTGGTCAGTACACTTTAATCAGTGCTAGTCTTAACCAAACTCCAGAGGAATCCATACTGGTAAACTCTCTTGGTCAAAAGATGAACCCCTGTATTGATCTATATGCTACAGCTAGTTCTGTATCCTATGATAATACAACTGATCCACTTAACCCATTCTCTAAATGTTACATACCATTCAATAATGTATCAGCTTTATCACCTGTACTAGTTATTGGTAGTGCTGAATCAGACTTAACTAATCCAACTTATGTTGAATCTGGTTTCACTATTACACCTACTGTAGCTACAGATGGTGGGGGAGCTTATTTTAAAGTTCCTTTTAAAAACTTAACTAGTGTAGCAAGTAAAGTAATTGTAGGTTTTAAATATACCTATGATATAACTTTACCTACAATATATTTTTCTAATGACCCTAATGGTACTAGATCAGATTATACTGCATCTTTAACCATAGCTAGAGTTAAAATCTCTACTGGTTTATCTGGGGTATTAGGATTTAAACTTAATAGAAAAGGTACTTCAGACTATACTGATGTAAGTCCTGTACCTAGCGCAAACTTTTACTTAGCTAATGATGTACCTCTAGAAGATGAGTCAGTAGCTAACATACCTATCCACCAAAAGAATACAAACTTTACTTTGAAAGCCTTTAGTGATTCACCCTTTCCAGTGTCGTTAAATTCCATGATGTGGGAAGGTTACTATTCACCAAGATTTTATCAAAGAGCTTAATGTCTACCCCAGAAGAACGTGAGATTTTCACAGCAAAAACTAAAGAGATTATAAAAGAAGCAGCTGGTAAGAACAAATTCGCTTATGAGTATTTGTGGAGACTAATGTGTATATCTAGAACTGTTGATGATTTATATGATGATGATCAAACTGTTTCTACACGGTCTGTATTATCTGCAATAGAATTTCTAGTTGTAGAAATGCATTATAATCCTTTCTTTATGAAACATAGAGATACCTTAACTTCTCAGCAAGTGTCTATGTATAATGCATGGATGGCTGCTAACTTATGGGATAAAGGTGATGATACATGTAAGATATACTCTCACGTTTGGAGGGATACACATCATGAGATAGTACCACTTGTAGCCTTACTCACCCAAGGGCCAGAAAAAATGGTAAATGTATCTATGAAAATTCGTAAACTATTTAAAAAACATTTAGGAGAATAAATTATGAGTGGTGGTGGTGGCGGTGGCCAAGATGACATGCTTGATCATCAGAATAATCAGATCAAGAAAAAATTTGAATGGGATAAAAAAACCCACGAACAACAGTGGGGGATTAAATGGGTTGATGGTAATTGGGAACAACAATATGTAACTGATGCATCTGGCAATCAAAAGAAAGCTGGAACAATGTGGGATGCATATGAGCATCAGTTGAAATCATGGAACATTGCAGTTGATAATGAAGAAGCGGGTCGTGAATTTAAAGAGGAGCAACGCCAAGAACAATGGCAAATGGGCGTTGACCAACAAGCTTATCAATGGGATGCACAAGATGCAGTATTTAATAAGAATCAAGACGAGATAAAAGCCCAGTTAGATTTGAATGATGCAGAATTTGAATATGCAAAAGCAGAGGAAACTGCAATCTTAGATGAGAAATTAATAGAAGGTGCATACAAAAATCTAGAATTAAATGCTGAGTTTTATGAAGCCGTAGGTGCTAAAGGTTTTGAAGAAATTGCTATAAAGCAAGGTCTTAAAAAAACTGAAGCTGATATGGAATATAAAGGTGAGAAAATAGCTGATCAAGCAACTCAACAAACAGATGCATTACAAGGTAAAACTGATCAAATAAGTTTAGGTAATATTAAAAAACAAAGTGATCATGCCTTTTCACAAACAAATATCTTAACTGGACTTAAGGATGCAAATATAGCTAATGAATATAAATTAGCTATGATTGCAGTTGAGAAGTCAATAGGTGCACAAACTACAGATGCTAAAAACATGGCTATTGTTCGCCGTGAAGATGGTATACGAGCTAAAGCTGCACATGAAAGCCAAGAAAAAATACTTGAAACATTAAAAGCCCAAGGCAAGGCTGCACTTAGCCAATCTGGTAGGTCTAAAGGTAAAACTTTACAAGCTATCAATGCTGAAATAGGTAGGCATAATACATATGTAGCTAACACTATGGTAAGAGGTGAGAAGGCTGCTAAGGCTGAAATAGCTATGAGTCGTCAAAGCCAAATAAATAATGTACATAAGGCTGCTTTACAAGAAAGT